AATGAAATGCTAACAATTTTTGGATTACCCATGTCTGATGAAGTTCAATTTAACTTGCGCATACCTGCTGAATTAAAACTTAGAATTGCAGAGGCAGCTAAAACCAATAGCAGATCCATTAATGCGGAAGCTCAGTTGCGCTTAGAGCAGAGCTTTGAGAATACGAAAAGCTATTCGGAAGAAGAGTTTGAAAAAGCAGTAAATAACTTCCTTGAGGGGTTCTTTACCGCCAGTGTTCAAGCGTGTCAAATGTCGATAGATCAGCTACATGCTCAGCATGGTGATAATCTTATTGGCGAGCAAAGACTATATCTTGAAGCAACCAAGCTCATGCAATCACAGTACAAAAGATACTTGGATAAATTGCCAATGTTTAAAAAGAAACCAACCTAAGCTGATTTCTTCTGCATTCTCTTATACGCCTCATCAATAAACCGATTGTCCAAATCAAAGATGACAGCGTTAAAAATATAGCGCTCTACCGGTAACTCATACTGCTCACAATAGGCATTCAGATCAGCAATGCTCAAGGCTAATGGTGTGCCTTGCTCGTATCTGCGTGAACGTGAAATAACATTGTAGGCTTCAATTAAAGCATTGGCTGTATATGAGTATTCCGGCGGATCAGGTAATTCATGCCCCTGCTTTTCACGCAACTTTATTTGGTAGTCACTGAGTCCAGCAAACTGGTTGAGGTATCGGTAGAGTTCTCGGACTTTCCCAAGACTTCATCTCGATATGTATTTGCTTCAGTCTGGATCTGATCAGCCTGCGCTTTCACAAAGGCCCAGATTGCCACACCAATATCACCCATATTGAAAAGCTTGGTTGCGTTCTCTGGCGAGCATTGCGGCTCAAACTCCTTACCATTTTCAACAAAGATTACACCCTTCCATTCAGCTACCAGATGACATGCAGCAGCTTCAAGCAATAGCTCATGATAAAGCTTGTCATCACTACCCGCAGTCGCCACATCGTAGCCTTTCGATGACAACTGATTCTGTGCACGTTCAACCGCTACCCGATATGCCTTGTAGTCAGAGCCGCGAATCTTGAGCTCTGCCAATACATTGCCTTTACTATCTTTATATTCTTTCCAGAGTGCGACTTCTTTACTTTGTTGAATTGCTACTTTTAAAGCCATGTTTTGATCTTCCAAAAGAAACCGCCCGAAGGCGGCTATGATTATGCAACTGAACGTGTAATGGTTGGAGCTACTTTGACCTGCTTAAACTCTAAGGCCAGTGTATGGTCATCGGTCGCATTGGTATCTGACATGCCATCATTATCGAGTTCCAATTTAGGGAAATGGAACCCGTAAGCATTGCCTTGAGTATCTTCAATACCAATTTCGGCAGTCATGGTTTCGCGTGATTCAACATATGGAATCCAGGCTTTAGATTGCTCGGTTAAGACCACTGTTGCACTCAGACCAATATTCACTTTGCCTTCGGTATAGCGGTTTGGAATGATGCTCTGGTTACCTAAACATGGGCGAGCAGTCAGGTTGTTGTTAATCGAAATAGTGAACGACTCAGCACACGCAGTACCTACCGTACTCACGCCATTAATTTTGAATGTATTCACGTTAATGGATGACATGAATGGTGTATCAGGTGCAGCAAGTGGTGCAGTTACAGGACTTGCTGCTGGGTTTGCATAGCCTGTAGCGCTAATTGTTGCAGAGCCTGTGATTTTGCCTTCGGTGTCGCCTTGAATGGTTAATTCACCGATACGAGCACCTGAGAATACTTGGATAAAGTTTAGCTTTTTGTCATGCTTCACAATGGTAAAGGTGTCTAGTTCAGGGCCGCCGATTTCAAGAGTGGCTACACCAGTTAAAGCATCATCAACAAACACATTACCAGCCGCACCTTCAAGCAGAATATCTTGGCTTAAAGCCGATAGTTCATACTCAATAGTGCCAGTCGCTTCACCAGAAGTTGCTACTGAACCTTGATCAAAACGAGAATCTACAATTTCATCAGATTCGGTAAGCGAAACGGTTTTCTTTAATGAGTCAGAGTTTCGACGCAACGTATGCCAGACAGGCACTGCAGGCAAAACATTAGGTGACTCTTCTTTTGCAATGTAGATAACTACATCAGTGCCTTTGGATGACATAGTGTGCTCCTTAATTTTAGGCATAAAAAACCACCTTTCGGTGGCGATAAATAAACTCTGTTTTAGTTAATTCGATAACTTACGTTTACGTTGTATTGATAAAAGCTCATGGTTGAAGGATCGCCAATCGCTGAAGAATGCCCAGCATCCAGAATATCAGCCTGAAGCATCTCCAAATTACCCACCTTATAAAACTGCATATGTTCAGCCCACTTGTCAGCAAGCTTGGACAGCTCCAATGTTCCAGAGTGAAGTGGTGCAAATAACTGGATAAATACAATGCCGGGCGTGCGAGTGCAAGGCTGATCACCAATACTTGCAATAAATGTTCCGGCATTCTTCACTGTGACTTTTGCCCAGATCTGTCCAGCTGGCGGCTCATATGGTTTGCCACCAACCTGAGGATTGTTCGCTAATTGAATATTCGATTTAGGCATGCCAGTGAATGTACCAACACGCGCAAGAATCGCTTGTAAGGCTTGAGTATTGGTCATCATTTGTATTTCTCACTGATGTATCTAAAGGTGAGTGCATACACCCCCTTGGGTGCCTGATCGGAATGACCATTTTCCAGAGCTAAGGCATAGCTGATGTTATTTTGGATGTAGACACACGAGCCGAGTTTTGCTTTTAAAATTTCCTTAGCCCCATCATTGAATGTCAATTGATCCAGTGAGCCTTTTGGAGATCTATTCCCTGTACCTTCTACCGTTTCGCTAGTCGGGGTATCTATGGTCACTCGGTGATTTGATCGGAATGGACTGTCCATGACTGGACTGCCCATAATCACGCCTTGAAGCATTTCAGCGCTAATTTTCTTAACAAGGTCACCGCCTGTTTTATTTACTTCGGCAGCAAAATTACTAGGTTTGTTTTTCCATCCCATCAGTCTCACTCTCCTGAAACATCGCAAAAAGATCCTGAGCAATACGCTGTATTGAATAAGCTTCAAATTCAGTGCTAGGCTTTTTCTCACCCATCAACTTTTTAATCCTCTGCCAGATATGAACAGCCTCATGCAGTAAGAGCCCATGCACCTCAATCAATGTTCTTTCACTGCAATCACCTAGCTGAACAATGCAGTGTTTGCCACCGTCCTAATAATCAACCTGAGCGTCTGCAGCTAAATGCATGAACTCTTGTGTATCGTTCACATCATCAAACAGCAGGTCAAATTGATCTTGATTGCGGACTAAAGTGTATTTTGAGTGTTCAAAGGGTGAGATATGCCACTCAGGCACATAGTTATTGTTAATCATGCACCCACCTTTCTTAATTGAATGATGTAAGTGGCTGATACTGGATCACTCCCAATATTTTTCACTTCAAAGTCACCCTTAACAGTATTCCAAACATCACCAATCTGTGGCACCTGAGTCACTTCGTTTTGCAGAACAATCGCTTTTGCATCTTCGGCTTGATAGTCGGCAGGCTTCACTAAGTCTTTTAAATAAGAGCCAAACAGAACACCACGACCGCTGTACGCTTCAACGGTAAAGGTTGGATAAGTCTGTGTTTCAAAATCAAAGTCACCCGAATGGATTTCTTTAGAGCATGTAAACTTATCTACCGCATCGCCTAATTTTTTATCAAAGGCTTTTACTACTTTGGATTGAATTTTGTTTTTGATCATGTCTTTCGCTTGCCTCATACATATCAAATAAGTCTTGAGCTATACGCTGTATTGAGTAAGCCTCAAACTCGATACTGGGTTCTTTTTCACCCATCAGATGTT